ATGTGGCGGCATCACGATTTTCGCACTCCGTTCCGTCGCTCTGTGAAGGATTTCCTGATTTTCGGCCATGGCTGGATCAAGGTTGGTTGGAAGTTCGTTGAGCAGGAAACGTCGCTGTCGGATGTTGAGCAGCAGGAAATGTTGAATCAGGCCATTTCGGAGGTGGATGCGTTTGCTGCTGAGGCGCCGGCTTTGGCTGGCGGTCTCCCCACTGACGACGAGATGGCTGCGAATGTTCCTCAGACGGCGATGATGGTGGTGGAGGATCAGCCGTTCGTGGAACGTGTTTCCCCGTTCGATGTTTATGTCGATCCTGAGGCGACCTGCATGGATGACCTCACCTGGATTGCTCAGAAGATTGTGCGCCCCTTGGAGGAGGCGCAGAACGATAGGCGGTATCGGCCTTCGGTGCGGAAGCAGTTGACGGCTGACGGTGGCGTGAACCCGATGTATGCCGCCCAGTATCTTGACAACAGGGAGTACCTGTTTGACGAGGAACGGGTGACGATCTGGGAGTTTTACGACATCCGTTCCAACACGATGTCGGTGTGGGGGGAGACAACCGACGAGTTTCTCATCAATCCGTTGCCGATGCCGTATGCCTACGGGCAGCCGTTCGTGATGCTCCGCAACTACGATGTTCCCGATTTTTTCTATCCGATAGGTGACCTGGAGGCCATTGAGTCGCTGCAACTGGAGTTGGATAAGACCCGTTCGCAGTTGATGAATGATCGTAAGCGGTATGCCCGCAAGTATCTGTTCCATGAGCGGTCGTTTGGACCCGAGGGCCGTGAAGCCCTCGAATCCGATGAGGATGGCCGCATGGTTCCTGTCGTGGATGAGAACAAGCCGTTGTCGGATGTTGTCATTCCGATGCCGCAGGTGCCGATTTCACCTGAGATTTATGCCTACAGCGAGATTATTGAAACGGACATCAACACCGTGTCGGGCATTTCGGAGTACGCCAGGGGTGCGATGCCTGAGATTCGTCGCACGGCGACTGAGGCGTCGATCATTGCTGACGCCCAGAATGCCAGGGCGTCTGACAAGCTCGCTATCGTGGAGTTGTCGATAGGGATGATTGGCCGGCGTGTCATCCAGTTGTTGCAACAGTTCATGACTGGTCAGTCGACGGCCCGTGTGCCCAACGCCCCGAATGACCTGTTTGTGCCGTTTAGCCGTGAGGACATTGTCGGCGAGTACGACTACAGCGTCGAGGCGGGTTCGACGCAGCCGTTGAACGACACGATTCGTAAACAGCAGGCTGTGTCGCTGCTGAACGCCATGGGTCCGCTTGTGGGCACCGTTATCGACCCGCAGGCTTTGGCTGCCCATGTTCTCAAAACCGGTTTCGACATTAAGGATCCTGAACGGTTCCTGATACAACCCCAGGCTGGACCGCAGACAGGTGGCCCTGAAGGCCCACCCGTCGCTCCCCTTGGTGTGGCTCAGGAACCAACCAGGGCGCCGGCACCCCCCATGCCGCCCCCTGGGGCACCGCCAGAAGGAGCTTTTGCTCCCACTGGCGGGGTTCCTCCCGAGTTGTTGGCGCAGTTGCAGGGCCAGATGGGACTTGAACTACCGGCGTTGTAACCCCATTATGTGGGACACCGCCATTTGTGTTATAGGAGCAACCATACAGGACTCCCCTAGAAGGGACATGAAGTGCCCGAAGAAAACATGGAAGCAACGGAATCCGCTGAGGCGGACATCCCAGAGGTTTCATCAGAAGCAACGACAGAACCTGGAGATGCCTACACCGTCAAGGTTGACGGCGAGGAGTCGCAGGTCAGCCTGTCGGAACTTCAAGACGGTTACCAGCGTCAAGCGGATTACACCCGTAAGACGCAGGAACTGGCAGAAGAACGTCAGCGTTTACAACAGGCCGAGGCGATTGCTTCGGCTTTGGAAACCGATCCAGCAGGCACCATTGCGGCGCTTTCATCGGCTTTCGGCGTGACGGACACCCTGCCGGCCACCGAGCCGAACTATTCGGACGGTGCCGAGGAGGATCCGACGACGAAGCGGTTGGCGCAACTTGAGGCTCAAATGGAGCGGCAGGCGCAGACGCATAGACAACAGGCTTTAGAGCGCGAGGTTTCTACCCTCAAAAAGAAGTACGGCGATTTCGACACGGCAGAGCTGTTTCGGCATGCTTTGACGCATCGGATTCCCAACCTGGCTGCTGCTTTCACACACATGAAGTACGGGGAAGTGGCGGACACGGCTGAGAAACTCCAGAAGGACCAGGAGATCACCGACGCTAAACGCGACGCCACGAAGGTGGCTAGCGGCAGCGGCACCCAGGCGGGGGCCGTCGTGTCGGAGGGTGGTTCTGACGGGAAGCCGTCTTCGCTGAGGGAAGCTTTCGCTCTCGCTAAAAAACAACACGGCACCTAACAAACCCTTAGGGGGGTGAGAAACTTATGGCTGGCAACAGCTCTTTTGATGAGATTCTTACCACCACGCTCAAGAACTACGTCCCGAAGCTGACAGATAACATCTTCAGCGCAAGGCCGTTGTTCTACGCTTTGACGAACGGTCAGACCATTCGTCGGATCAGTGGTGGCGCGAAGATCGTCGTCCCGATTATTTACGGGACAAACAGTACGGCTGGTTCGTACAGTGGAACCGACACTATTTCCGTGACAGCTCAGACAGGCATTTCTGCTGCTGAGTATTCGTGGGGTCAGTATGCGGCCACGGTGACCATTTCAGGCATCGAGGAAGCCAAGAACAACGGTGAAGCTCAGATCATCGACCTGCTGGAAGGCAAGATTTTCCAGACGCAGGAAACCGTGATCGAGAACATGAACACCATGTTCTGGGCTGACGGCACAGGTAACAGCAACAAGGACTGGAATGGTCTGGACCTGATTGTTACAAAGCCCAACACTTCCCTTGGTGGGATCGACCCGACTGGTGCGGGCAACTCGTTCTGGGCGTCCACTGAGACAAACCAGGGCGGCGCTCTTACCGCCGCTGGCATGGCGACCCTGTACAACGACGTTTCGGTCGGCAACGATCAGCCGACCATCATCATCACCACGCAGACTTTGTACGAGAAGTACGAGGCACTCTTGGATGGTCAGATTCGGTACACGGATACCGATGTGGCCGACGGCGGGTTCCAGAACCTGCTGTTCAAGGGCGCACCCGTCACATTTGACGGGGCTTGCACCAGTGGCGAAATGATGTTCCTGAACACCAAGTACCTGCAACTGGTTGCTCACAGCGATGTCTGGTTCAAGCCGACACCGTTCGTGCGTCCAACCAACCAGGACGCTGTGTTCTCACAGTTGCTCTGCTACGGTCAGCTCACATGCAGCAACCGTGCGCGACAGGGTTACCTGTTCGGAGCTACCTGATCCTGATGGGACGAGGATTCGCACACGCTTACAAGGTTGGCTCACGCCCATACGGGCAGCCCGTTGGCGACAACTTTCGGGATTCGACACCACGGCCCCAAACCGTGGGGTCTTCCCGAAACGTCCAGCAGGTCAATCCGACAAGCAGCGAACCCGTTGTTCCAGAATCGGTCAGATGCAGTTCTCTGACCCGCGACGGGGCGCCCTGCAAGGGGCGTCCCGTCGGGGACGGAGACTTGTGCGTTTTCCATAGGGAGTAGCCGTGGACATTTCGACCATGCGGTCGTATGTCCGCTCGGTGGTTGACATCGATACGTCGGACATTTCCGACGATGTGATGAACCGCTTCCTGGGCGAAGCCTACGATGTGATCGTCTACTCGGAGAAACGGTGGCCGTTCTTTGAGGTTGCGACCACGTTCGACACGGTGGCCGATCAGAAGGACTACACGCTCGCCGTTGTGGGCGCCAGTGTCACCAACGGGTTGCGTGAAATAGCTGCCATTAGGACCGACAACCACGTTCTCGAATACATCGGCCGCGACGACGGCGATGTGATCTACCCGTTGGATTCCAACACCACTGGCAAGCCGTGGTACTGGTCTTTTTGGGCTGATTCGGTGCGCCTGTATCCGACACCGTCGTCGGCCGACACCATTTATGTCCGCGGGTACGAAGATCCTGCTGCTTTCGGCGCAGGGTCTTCAGATAGTACGGAACCGTCGGACCTGCCGACACCGTTCCACATGGTTCTCGCTACTTACGGGATAGCCCGTTCCTACGAGCAGCAGGAAGACCCGACAATGTCTGCTCAATACTTTTCTCTCTTCAACCAGGAGTTGGACAACCTGCGTGCCCGCTACGAGGACATGCCGGCCGCTCAACCGGTCAGGTTGAATAGTCGCAGCGTGTCACGGTGGATGTCTCAGTCGTACCTGCCTAACCGGTTGCGTTATTCGTGGGAGAGCTAGGTGGCTTCTACCACTTGGAAACTTGAGGCACTTGAGTCGTTCACGGGTGGCCTGAACCTCCGCACCGACCAGTTCAACCTGGCGGAAAACGAATCCCCCGACCTGCTCAACGTCCTCGTTGACCCGCGTGGCGGCATCCGTCAACGCGACGGTGTCGACCGGCTCAACACCACAGCGTTGAGCGCCGACATTCAAGGCATCTGGGCGTTGCACACCGATGGTGGCACCAATCAGATAATGGTCAACTACGGCACGAAGGTCGCCTATGCGACGACGGGCAACTTCACCGACCTGACTGGTATCACGGCCCGCACCGACGGCAACCGTGTGTACGGGGTGACGATGAACAACGTCGCCTACGGTGTGTCCTACGACGAGGTGTGTTTCAGGTGGAACGGCTCCACGGCAGCCGACCTGGGGGTTACGTTCGGGTCGGGTGGCAACATGCCGCAGGCACAGTACATAACGGCGTGGAACAACCATGCGTGGGTTGCCAACACCTACGAATCGGCGACAGCTCACAAATATCGGCTGCGCTGGTCGAACGCCAACGATCCTGAAACGTGGACGGCTGCCGACTATGTTGACATCGACAAGGGCGACCACGGCGACTACATCACGGGCCTGTGCCCCATGGGGGACCGTTTGCTGGTGTTCAAGTCCAACAGCGTGTACGCGGTGTTTGGTTTCGATTCCGACTCGTTCCAGGTGGTGACCCTCAGCAACGATGTCGGGTCGGTTCCGTTGTCGTCACCAGTGGCGACCCCCTACGGGGCGTTCTTCTGGTACGCCGACCGTGGCGTGTACCTGTACAACCGTGAGGGTTTTGTATGGATTTTCGACAAGTTGTCGCCCGCTGTTGCCGACGGTCGCGTCACGTTTGGTTCGAACCCGCAGTTGGCGTGGGGAAACAACAAACTTTATGTAACCGTCGACTGGACAGAGAGCGGGTCCACCAGTCGCCGCACTTTGATTTACGATCCGACGATTGCCGGCGGGGCGTGGATCACCACCAACATTGATGCCGCCGCGGTGCACGCCTACAAGCCGCCGAATGCGTCGTCAACCGTGTACGGGGCGTGTGTCGCCAACACGGGTGTTCTCATCGACATGGAAGACGAACAGAAACGTGACACGGATCGGTATGACACATCCACCGAAACCCACATTTCGTCATATTTCGTGACACGGTGGGTGTCGGGCAAGAATCCGATTGTGAAGAAACGGTGGGGGCGACCCAGGATGGTCACTTCAGCTGAGGCGTCCGTCCAGTTGCCCGTGTCTGTTTTCAAGGACTACGACAAGTCGGCTGCCACGGGGAGCTTCGAGGTGTCGATAACGGGAAAAACGTCGGAATCGAAATGGGGCACCGCTAAATGGGACGACGCCGATTCGTCGTCACCATACTATGCAACGTGGGATGCCATTTCCCGTGATCTCACCGCAGCAGTCAAAAACCTTCCCACCCTTGGGACAGCGAAGAGTATAAGTGTGAAGGTCAGCGGCCCGACAACCAACGACCATTGGGAGATGAACGCCTTGGCGTTCGCCTACACACCAAGGAGACTCAGATAAAATGGCGACACTAGCCGTTACAAACACGTTCTCAGCGGGGACGACCATTGTCGCTTCCGAAATGAACACCAACTTCGACGACATCGAAGCGTTCGTCAACACCACCCCAGGGGTGGTGCAGGCCGACATTGTGGACGCCAAGGGCGACATCGTCGCGGCCTCCGCCGCTGACACCGTGAGCCGCCTGGCTGTGGGCACCGACACCTATGTGTTGACTGCCGATTCGGGTGAAGCGACGGGTCTGAAGTGGGCAGCTCCCACAACTGGGGATGTGACCGGCGTCGCTGCCGGCACGAACATCGATGTTACGTCGGCTTCGGGGCCTGTTCCTTCGGTTGCTCTGGTAATCGACGCTGAGGTGGCCTGTGCAGACCAGGTGGTCAGCCGCGCCCAGATGAAGGACTACGCCGAAACGGTCAACGCCATCGGGTCAAAGTCTGCTGCGTTCAACATCGACTTCGAGGACGGCAACGTTCAGACGGTCACCATCTCTTCAGGCACGTTCAACATCGGCCTCACCAACTCGTTGGCTTCGCACTCCAACTCGGTCACGATTCTGGGAACCAACCTCGGAGCGGGGACGCCTTCGTTCGTCGCTGGGGCGCATGGCGGCGGCGGCAATGCTGTGGTGTGGGCGGGCGGTACTGCGCCGACGTACACGGCTTCGGGCACTGACGTTCTGTGCTTCACGACGTTCGACGGTGGCACAACCTTCTACGGCTTTGCCGCTGGCCTGGACTTCTCGTAATGCCTCTTGGTGCGGCTAAGGCCGCAATGTTTGGTGCCGCTGGTAGTGCTGTTCCGCTTCTTATCGCTACGGGCGGGATTATCACCCAGTATGTTGATTCGGGGACGACGTATCGGGTTCACACGTTTCGTGGGTCGGGCAAGTTTGTGGTGGCTTCTGGTGCGGCTGATGTGGACTGGCTGAACGTCGCAGGCGGCGGCAGCGCAGGACGGCATATTGGTGGCGGTGGTGGTGCTGGCGGCGTTTTGACAGGCACGGGTGTAGCCGTGAGC